ATCCGGTTCCGTGACGAACACGGCAACAAGCGTGTCTCAGCATCGGCTGTCGCCGCCATCTACGGCCTGCATCCGTTCGTGCCGATGGACAAGTACGCCGCCGAACTGTTGGGTGATGTCGCACCGTCCCCAATCCCACCGAACCCGGCGATGGAACGGGGCAACAGGTTGGAGCCGTTCGTGTTGGAATGGGCATCCGACAAGCTCGGGCTGCGGTTTGACACCCCTGAGGAAATGTTTGCTGCTGACTCCGAAAACGGTGCGCGTATGGTGTCCACTTTGGACGGGCTGTGGGAACAGGACGGCAAACGCAAGGTGCTGGAAATCAAAACCACTACCCGCAAATGGGAAGGTCAACTGCCGGACTATTGGCGCATCCAAGGCATCCAGCAAGCCATCTGTGCTGATGTGAACCAAATCCTGTGGGCCATCTTTGACCCGTCCATGATTCTCCACATCCATGTTCAGCACATCACACAGGCAGAAATGGATGAGCATGTCGCCGCTGTGGAGAACTGGTTGAACAGCATCGAACTGGGGATGACCCCGACCGGGGTGCGCTGGTCGTATGAGACGGTGCAGACCCGCTACAAGGAATCGTTGAACTCAACCAGTAACATTGATCCTGTCCACAAGGACCTGTTCGACAGGTTGCGGCATGTCCGCAGCGAACTGGAGTCGTACAAGAAACTTGAGGACGATTTGAAGGCACAGATTTGTGAGTTGATGGGCCAGTCGGACACGGCTGTGATGAACGGGTACACGGTTGCCACATGGAAAACCCAGGTGCGTGACACGTTTGACAGCAAGGCGTTCCGTGAGGCGCACCCCGAGTTGGCTCGTCAGTTCACGAAACAAACAACAACCCGCACGTTTCTTCTGAAAGGGGACAGATGATGGGAATCAGATATGTGCCGTGTGGTCACGGGCAACAGGCCGTGACCATCGGGCGTAACAATGGCTGGTCAAAACATGCTCGGTTTGACCGCTACGGCAACTACATCGGGCAGTCAACAAAGCAAACCAATATTTCTCGTAGGAAGGGAAAGTAATGACAGAGAACACCAACCAACTCCGCAAAGTCCTGGTGGACTACGCGGTGCCGGACCCGAAGATTGTCGGCAAGCTCCCCAAGGGTGGAGCGACGCTGGATTTCGTGGGTCATGCGGACATCACCCGCATCCTCATCGAGATTGACCCGCATTGGCGGCTGGTCCCTATCGCGTGGGAGAACGGTCGTCCGGCGGTCAACATCGTGAACGACATGGCAACGATGTGGTTCGAGATGACGCTGCTCGGGCAGGCCCGTCTTGCTATCGGCACTGCGAAGGCGAACAGCATGGACTTGGACAAGGTGCTGTACGGTGACGCTCTCCGCAACGGGGCGATGCGTTTCGGTATTGGCCTGTCGCTGTGGACGAAGCAGGAATGGGATGACTTGGATCATCACGCACCGGCGAAGCCTGCACCGAAGCAGACCGGTCAGGCTGTGACAAGCAAGACCATCGGCAACCGTCCGCAGGACGCAAAGAGCGACCTGTCACCGAAGCCGACTTCCCCGTTGTCCGGTGAGCAGATTGCACAGTTCCGTGCCGCCTGCGAAGCAAAGGGGCTTGACGCGGACAGCGTTGCCGAAGCGGCAGGTATCGAACCGGGGGCGTTGTGGATTCAGGCGCATCTGTCTGCCCTGCGGGCCACGTTCAAGGAACTGGTGGGCTGACATGGCAAACAAAAGAACTGTTGACCCGACTGCTTCTGAGGCTTCCTCGAAGATTGTCGGCATCCGTATGACGGACACCCAGCTGAGACAGATTGAGGAACTGTGTGTGAAGCATGGCATCAAGCGGTCTGTGTTGATCCGTGATTTGATTCGTCACGCCTACAATGAGGCGTTCATGCCGGAGGCGTTCTGATGGGTCGGTACGGTGACTACGCGGCTGACGCGAACGAGAAGTTGCGTCGACAAGCTGAACTGGAAGCGACATGGGGGATGACCCGCGAGATTGCTACCTGGGCTGAGAAGGTTGCTTTGCTGGAGGAACGTATCAGGGAACTGTCCACCGAGATTGAACGGTTGGCTAACGAACTGGCCCGCAAGTATGAGTGACGACATTGTGACCCGTCTACGAAATGGCTTTACAACACATGAGTATCCAATGCTGAAAGACCATTGTGAATCGTGCGCCATCCCAAAAGAATGGGGTGGACATCACTACAACTGTTTATATGACGCAGCCGCTGATGAGATTGAACGCCTACGGATAGACCGGGACCGTTGGCGCAAGATTGCTACCAACCTCATCAACGGGGCTGAACAGCAGATTGATGCGTTCCGTGAACCGTGGGACAAAAGCACTAACGAGGCGTGGCTTGGCGCATGGCATGACTACCACCAGGCGGTGACAGATGAGCAAGGCTAAACAGAAGGGGACTGCCGCCGAGACTGCGGTTGTTCAATGGCTACGGTCAGAGGGCTGGCAGTATGCGGAACGGCGAGCCTTGTCCGGGAATCTTGACAAGGGTGACATCAACATGGGTGCGCCTGTCGTTCTCGAAGTGAAGGACCACAAGACCATCACCTTGTCTGCGTGGCTGAAAGAACTGGAAGCAGAGATGGCTAATGCAGAGGTGACGGTCGGTGCTGTCATCGCCAAGAAACGTGGCACGATGAACGTCGGGGACTGGTATGCGGTCATGCCTGCATCGGTCTTTGCCGCCCTGTTGAGGGAGGCGGGGTACTGATGGACGAATGCAACTGCACCTACCCCGGTTATCCTGCACGGTGCCGATGCTCGGCACGGTATGACGACCGATGTGATTACTGCGACTGGCAATGGGACCATGACTGTCCCGGAATAGAAGGGGAAGATGAGAATGCCGAGGAATCCTGACAACTGGCGGCACGGAGTCAACCGTTACCGTCAACACAAATGCAGGTGCGACGAGTGTTGCGCCGCATACGCCGAGTACCGGTTCAAGCTAAGGAAAAACCCTGAGGAGTCGTTCACGATTGACCCTGAGCCGTTGATCCGGTTCATTGAGAAAATGGAGGCCCCGGTTCCTGCGTCCACCCAGCAGACGTTTGCTAGGTGGCGGGAGAAAGGTGTGGACATTTTCGTGGCTGACCGTCATTGCTGCAAGCGTGGGGCGCACCCGTTCGAGGTGTACGGTTCCGAATGGTTCGAGTTGGAGGCGCACGGTGCAGATCGTGGTGACTCTTGACGAGTACGAACTGGCTCACGCGGCGATGGCTGGCTGCCAACGGCGGATAGCGTCCATCATGCGGGGCCGTCCGCAGGTGTACGGTGCCGGTGAACGGAAGAACTACTGGCAGATAGACATTGTTGGGATGATGGCTGAGTATGCGGTGGCGAAAGCGTTTGACAGGCATTGGCAGCCTGCGACGAATCAACGTCTTGCGGATTTGCCTGGTGATGTGGCGTATTATCAGGTGCGTTCCACGGAGCATCGTGACGGGCATTTGTTCATACATCCGCAGGACAAGGATGCGCCGTACATTCTCGCTATCGTGGCTGACAGACACATCTTGTTGGCTGGGTGGATCACGAAGAAGGAGGGTTCGAAGGTGGGTGTGATGAAGTCGCCTGATACTTGGTGGGTGCCGCAGTCGGAGCTGTGGTCGTTTGATGGTTGGCCTGATCCGGTGGTGTGGTCTGACCAGGTGCGTCCGAAAGGCTAAACTCTCCTAATCCGTTTCACAGTTAGGAGTTGTATGGCCTGAATCTTGCCCTGTCCCCCGTCGAAAGGAACCCCATGCGTAAAACCGCTGCTGTTCTCATCCTGTCCCTGTCCACCACAATCCTCTCATTGGGGTCTGTAAGCCCCGCAGAGGCGAGCAACACCCCAACCCCTTCCCACCCCCACCTGGATTGGTCCCGCAAGAAATACGGCGCAATCCTCCCCGATAAGTATTACGATTCGCTGGCTCAGTGCGAAACCGGCGGCAACTGGAACCACTCCACCCGCAGCTACACAGGTGGCCTCGGCATCCACCGCCAAACCTTCCGCCGCTGGTCCAAATACCACTCAGCCAAAGGGCTAACCCCCCGCCAACAGGTCCGGGTAGCTGACGCAATCGCGTTCTCCGGGTACACCACCCGTGACGGCACCCACATTTGGAGAGTCGGCCCGTTCGGTTGGGGTTGCGTCCGAGGATCAGCCCTCCTGAAAGCGTACATCTGCAAATCGAACCACCCGAAAGTGGTCAGATACAGAAAACGTGCCTGCTAAGTTTCCCACAGGCGGGGGAAAACCCTGGGGGCAACCATGCACATCACCTACACCACCACCACAAGGTTTTGGTCCCGCGTAGCGGTCGGCCCACCCGACCACTGCTGGGAATGGCAAGGCTCCCGCCGAGGCGACAGCTACGGGCAAATCTACATACTCGGAAAACACCGAGCAGCCCACCGAGTCGCGTTCTACCTCACCCACCTCTACTGGCCCCCAGTCGTCCGACACCAATGCGACAACCGTATCTGCGTCAACCCCAACCACCTCGAAGGCGGCACCCAAACCGACAACATGCGTGACGTGGTTGACCGGGGACGGCACTGGAACCTCAACAAAACCGTCTGCCCCCACGGACACATCTATGACACACCCAACACCTATACTCGCCCGAACGGATCACGCGAATGTCGAACATGTCGAAGGGAACGCAAATGGCAAAACAAGAATGGTTCTGCGAACGGTGCCGAACCCGTGTGACTCTCTACATCAAACCCTCCCAGCCACCCATCCATCGGTGTGCTAAAAAATCCAATCAACTCTTGCCGCTGACACTGGTGGCACCAACAAAAGGGGAAACCCATGAGCAATAACATCACATTCACCGGCAAACTAGGGCAGGAACCCGAACTGCGGTTCACCCCGAGCGGGATGGCAGTCGCAGAGTTCTCCGTTGCCGACACCTACGGCAAGGACGACAAGAAGAAGACCACCTGGCACAACTGTGTCGCGTTCGGTCAGCTCGCAGAAAACATCTGTGGTTCGCTCCGCAAGGGTTACACCGTGATCGTCACCGGACGTTACGAACAGGACGAATACACCAAGAAGGACGGCACCAAAGGCAAGACCGTCAAGGTGATTGTTGAGGAATGTGGCCCGTCGCTGCGGTGGGACATCTATGTGAAGGACCAGTCGGAGAAGGTGATGGCAGAGGTCGGCAAGGTCGGCAGGTCAATGCCTGCACCGTCACCGTTCGAGGACGACGAACAGCCGTTCTGATGCTGAACAGTGGGCTAACCCGTTCCGATGCTGAATGACAGCCGCCCCGATGCTAACCCCCTAGAATGTGACCACTGCGGAACGGTCGAACGCGCCCTAACGCTGTGGCCCGAACACATCCACCGCACCTGCCCCTGCATGTGCCATGTCCGGCGGAACGAACACAACGCCGAAGCTGAACGCATCCAGGCACGACGACGCGGGATCATCACCCCAAGAAAGAAGGCAACGTGAGCCAAGCGTGGCGCGACAAGGCAGCCTGTAAGGGTGTCCCCATCGGGGTGTTCTTTCCGGAGATACCCCAGGGGGACTCATCGAGTCATTGGTGGCGCAAGGCCCGCACCTACTGCGAAGGTTGCACCGTCAAAGCTGACTGTCTTGCGTTCGTCCTGCCGTTCGAGGCTGAGGCGGGCCGCCGGAACGGTATGTGGGCCGGTATGACCCCCCGCGAGCGGGACATTCACACCGCCCACCCGCTGACTATCCGCCTGCGCTGACCCCGAGAAAGGGAGAACCCCGCCGCACCGGGAAGGGGGAACCAGTGGGCGGGGCCTCGGAAGGAGATTATCACACCCTGTCGGGTGCCGTCTCGATTCTGTATTGGTGCGCGTAACACATCGTGCAGCTCACGGCTGCATGGTCCGCATCGGCATGACTGCGGAACCGGGTGGCCCGTTCGGGTTGCCGTACCCACTGCCACACTTCGGTGCGCGAGTATCGGAACCATGCAACGGAACGCCCGCTGACAGTCTTGGCGATTAGGTAGCGGGTGTCACGCTTTCTTTTGCGGATCACTTCCTGCGGCGTTCGAGAGCTTTCACGTTCGGTATCACGAACGCTGCCCCGGCTGCCTGCACAGTGAGGGCCAACCCGAAATAGTTGTCTGCCAGTGGTATGCCTGCCGTCATGAGGCTGAACCCGAACGCGATACCCCAGCCGTACAGTCGGCGCGGGTGTGGTATGCCTTGCCGGTCCCGCATGGCGGCGGTCCGTTCCGCAAGGGTGCGCGGTGTCGGGGTCCCGTAGGACGGGTGCCAGTCCGGGCGGCGCGTCATGCCGTCACCCCGTCCCGCAACGCCTCAAAAGAGGGATACTCGGTCATCATCTCCACTTGCGCAAGCTTATTGTGGTCGTCCTGCCGGAACTTATCCCAGTCTTGCCGTGTCCAGTAGCTAGCGTCCCACACTTGGCCCGTGGTGAGGCACGACAAGGCAACCCCGTCGATCCATTCCCAGACGTAGGTGTCATCGTAGGTGTACCGCTTCATGCCGTCACGTCCCATCCCTTTGCCGCCAATGTCTCACGGTCCACGCCGTAAAGCTCGGGCCACAACGCCGGATAGTTCACATACACATCCGCGACAGGCATGCCCCGCCCCGTATGGTACGCCGCCACCGTCACCGCGTCATCCTGGCGGATCACCGCCGCTTCCCACCCGTTGCGGGATGCTTCACGGGCAACCCGGCATGCCATGTCTCGCCCCTCAAACAGTTCGACGAAACTTCCAGCACCGGGCCGCGCCGTGTTCATGGCGTGAACCACATAAAGTTTCTTCTTCATGCCGTCACCCCCGCGAGGCTCGCGGCCTCATCGACGAACCGCCCGCACGGGTCCGGGTCCTGTACCAAGTGATCCCGCACCGCTGCATCGAACGTAGCCAGGGCCTTGTCTGAGTAGCGGGCGCACGGGGTCGCCGCGTACCGCTTACTGTTCGGCAACCCGTCACCGGCGAACCGTATTTCGTGTGTCTCCACCGCATAACCGTCCCGTTGCTGACGGGTGAACCGATAGAACGTCGCCGTCAGTAGCTTGCGGGCCTTATCGTGGCACACTTCGAGTCTGATTCCTGGCGCGTTGCCGTCCCCGTCCTGCACACCTAGCCAAGTGTGCGACACGGTGCGATCTTTGCACCGGATTACCGCCCGGTCCAAAAGTGCCTGCCTGTCTGTTTCTGTCATTAGTTGCCCCTTTCAGTGGCGTTAGTTCCCAACGCGAGCATGGCAACCACTTCGAGAGTGTCCGGCCCCCATTCATCCGTTGTGGTCAACACTTCGCGTATTGCCGCCAGTGTTTCCTTGTCTGTCATTAGTTGCCCCTTTCCGTGGCGTTACCGAACGGGTGCGTCCCGTCCGTGTCTGTTTCTTCCCGCGGGTGCGGGTCGATCATTGCGGCGACATAGCCAAGTGTCCAGGCGATACCGTCGAACACGGCCCGCGCGTCATCAGGGAGTGCCGCCATTATGCGGGTGTCTGCCAGCTCGCGGGCGGCGTTGTCGATGATCCGCCACGCCCGCGCCAATTCGTCGGCGGTCATGCCTGGCCCCCGTTCCGATACTGTCGCGCACGGTACATAGCCCGCACCCTTGCCCGCCGGCCCAAGTGTTCGCCGGCGCGGTCCAACACTACGCGCCCGCGACAGTCCAGAATACGGGCCGCCCCGACACCGTCAAGCTCCCGCCAACAGTCCGCCAGGGTGAACGGCCTACCGTCCCGCCAACAGTCAAACACTACGGGCCCTAGTTGG